GCCTCAACCTCACCCTTCGCCTCAACCTCACCCTTCGCCTCAACCTGAGGTTGAGAATCACTATCAGAATGCGATTCATTAGTATTAGACTTTTCATATTTTTCTTCATGAAGTTCTTTGCTAACAAACTTATCAAAATCATCATCTGGCTTACTATTAGAACCTGAAGCGAATGAAGTTTTTTGTTTATCATTTCGTTTTTTTTCCCACGTAGCCTTACGTTTGATAATCGCCTGTTGACGGCGATCTGCTTTTTCCTCATCAGATAGAGGTTTTTTCTCTTTAGGCTCTGAAATAAGACCAGACGCAATTTTTTCTGCGCGTTTACTTGCCATAGTAACCCGACGTTTTTCAATTGAGACCTTCTTGCGTTCCAACTTATCATCCGCAGAAAGAACGATTGGTGTTTTCTTGTCAAGATTACGAATCATCGTGATTAGTTCTTTACGATGGTCAGCCGATAGTTCATTTACCATAGTCATGATTTTGTTGTTGCTATCGAAATCATCCATGATGTTTAGTTGTTATGTTACTAGTAGTGTAAGATGTTATAATAAAAATTATAAATTTATATTTCAATTTTATAAATTTAGCTTATCTATATAATTAGTGATATCTAAGTATTATTCGATATATATGTTTCAATAGTAAGTGGTCCGGTTTGTTTGATATTCATTTTTCCTTGTTTCTTAACATGAGTTTCAATACTTTCATTAACATAAAATGGTATACTATTTGGTCCACCCGAAAAATCTAACATTTCAAAAAGAATTGTATCAAGTTTTCCATTCTTCGTTATCAAATGAAATTTATTTGATTTATTTTTAGTTATCATAGAATTCAAAATATAAATATATTGTTCATTTTTACTAATAACAAGTGGCATAGCAACCTTTTTATTTTCATCATTACCATTAGATAAATTTGATAACATTATCGATGGTATATTATATTTTTTCATTAATATCCAAATATCAATATTAGATAAATAAAAATCATTGATAAAAAATAACGATTTGAGTGATTCTTTATTAAGATAGTCTGTGACAAATTTTACTTTCCCTTGTTTTTTCAAAGTATTTATAAATGATTTACCAAGAGGAATATATATATTAGTATATTCATATAATAAGTCATTTTTAATATCGTCTGTTGATTTTTTTTCAGTGAAAAAAGATTCATATATATCACTGACTAATTGAAATGCTCCACTAGTTTTTGAAGAATAGACTCTTTCGTGGGTTCCGATAGGAAATACCGTAGCTAATTTGTTATTTCCAAGTGGTTTGATAATAACAGATTCTTCTTCATTTACACTATTTTGTATGCTGGTAATATTAGAATATGTAATTGTTTTTGTTGGAATAGTCGTGTCATTTGTTGTATATAATTTGAACGATCTTTCTTTTACAGGAATCAAATTTTCAAAATAAGAATATGTAAGCTGACTATCGAGAATAATGAATTCATCTTCATTCAATAATAATTGTTCATCTGGTAAAAAATTAGATTTAAATGGTTCTAACACTAAATCACGAAATATTTTAAATCGTATTAATTCGTCTGCTAATCGTATAAAATAATGTTTAGAGTTATCGTAATTATAAACTAAATTTATTTTAGGAATCATAAGTCGTTGCACAGTATCGCAATATATGTCTGATTTTTGGTTTGTACATAAAAAAATCTTTTCAAGTGATGTGAGTTCATGCTCTGAATATTCATAAAATTTAATTTTCGAAGTCAATAATTTTTTAATAATAGGTACTAAGATTTTAATTTTGTCACTATCCAAAACACTATTCGGCTTACTAGTATTTAAAATAGTATAGATTTTAATACGCGTTTCACTAGTAATAGATTTACGAAGTAACAATCTAGTTAAATTATAAAATTGGTCCTCGATTTGAATATATTGAATCATTTTATAATTAGTATTTCGGTGCATATTAGATTTATTAAAACCATTATTTATATTTTGATTTTCAAAAATTTGTTGGTCGATGGTGTTATGATTATATGATTTTAATGTTTCAAGTGAGTCTAAAATGTTATTTTGAAGTGGAGGATTTATTTGAATAAACTGATGTGTTTCAGTTAAAATTCCTACGATATATCCATCTTCTTCTATTTTAATAAGGGGTTTACATAGAATATGTGTATTCTGTGACTTTATAAAATGAAGGAATTCGATTGTATCTTTATATGACGTCCAAAGTTCTGGGTCATCAATAAATTTGACCGAAATACTATCTAATATAATATATGATGGATAACACATTAAAACACCACGGTGTTTTATAGAATCCTTATCAGTAATTTCAAGTTGGATACCCACACATTTAGCATCGTAATTAATAATATATGAAATAATTTTATATTTTTTGTTATATTGAGAAGACAATTGAACTATTAGAGTATGTAGATTATTATTTTCTTTAAATAAATATAGATGTGGTAAACTAGGTAAAGAAAAAGGGTTACATTTATCATACAATTTTTTCTTGATTTGTTCGATAATATTTTTTATTTCAGTAGGAAAAAGTGACGAATCATCAAAAATAGGAAATACATTCTTACTAGTACTAGTTTTAGTAAATAAAATAAGAGGTTCAAAATAAGTGTCATTTTTAATTAAAATAATGTTTTTTTTATGAGAATGGTAAAAATGTCTGCTATATTGATTAGATGGGCAAATTAATTGTACATTATTTGTCGAATCATTATTTGTTTGATCAATTATGATAAGATTTATACCATCTTTAAATAGTTTTTTATTAGGTAAACATATGATATCCCATAGATATGTATAGTCGATATATTCATCATCATTTAATAAAAAAGTTTGAAAATTATGAAAGGCTTTGGCGACAAAAAAGAAAAAATTTAAATTGATATGAGCAATCTTTTTATATAATAAAGAAGATTTAAGATGTTTAAACTCGGTTATAAATGATGGGTGTTCTTCATTACTTAAAATAATTTTGTCACTATCCTTAGTTTTTAAAATAGTAATTTTAATGGGTAATTTTCTTAGTATGTGAAATTTATGTTTATTTGGACTAGATGAGTTTTGAAATATTTGAACTAATGTGCCGTTTTGTAAAGATAAGAAAGAGTCAATATCGATTGCATCGGATATTTTTTTCTTAAAAGTTTGATTCGTAATATTTGTTTTATTAATATTGTTAAATATTTTGGTAATAGCTGATATAAATGATTGGTTTTTATTAAATTCAACACCCCATCTCAATATACAAGGTGTATCTTGTTTGATTGATTTATTTTTTTCTGAATTGTAACAAATAGAGGTATCAAAGTTAAGAAAGTATTGAAGTTGTATCGGTAAATATCCAACTTGGTCATTATCTAATGGTTTATATCGTGTTGTGCCAATAATATATGGTCTTATTTCATTTTTTTTAGATATTTTACTATACTTATCATCATCTCCATCATCATCTGTATCATCTTTATCGTCATCTTTATCGTCATCTTTATCGTCATCTTTATCGTCATCTTTATCGTCATCTTTATCGTCATCTTTATCATCTTTATCGTCATCGCCGCCATCTTTCTTGATATTAGAATTTGGAAAAATAACAGCATTACATTGCTTTATTCTTTTATCTTGTTCAGTTGAAATTTCTTCTGTGTAAGTATTTGTATTTTTATTACGAGATATTTTGAAGCAACAAGGCATACATTTTCCAGTAGGATGTTTATCTGGTTTTAAAAGACCGGGATAATGAGGGATATATTTACCATCATTATCTATATGTTCGGCCGGATGAGAAAATTCATATATGGTTTTTCCAGGTGGAATCGTTTTAGCATTTATTGGAATAACCGCATCTAACCCACCACATTTTCCGTCTTCTACTTCTTTACGACTAAGACTAGTATTATTAGCAAAACACCAATAGCGTGGGCAAATATAATAATATTCTTTAGATTTATTAGTTCCGTATTTTAGTGCATAGTTATAAGAATCTGGATGATTTTTTTTAATTTCATTCATTTCATCTTTTGTTAATAAAATAGGTTGACGTTTATAATTTGAAGCGCAACTTAATGAATATGAATTAAATCGGGCATCTTTTTTTATAGGAAATAGGGTAGGTTCACGTTCTTTCATTTTAGCGAAGAATGGTGTTGGATTATGTAGTTTAACACCTTCTAAATCTTTACTACCACCACCTACTTGTTCTTTATCATTATCATCATCATCATCAAAATCACCGAAATCATCAAAATCATCATCACCTAAATCACCGAAATCACCGAAATCATCATTACCTACATCACTGAAATCATCAAAAGTTTTTTTATCAGTTTCGCTTTGTTTCACAAATAAAACATCATTAAGGTCAGAGTTGATAATGATAGGTTTTTCAATTTGTTTGATATCTTCGACTTTTTTAGCTTTTTGTAACGAACAAAGAGATTTTAATTTAGATTCATCAATATTATTTTGTAAATATGAAAATATGAATTTTATATAGGAACTAAGTAGATTAACATAATGAATATTATTTATTTTTGAAATAGAAATAGTGAGATTTTTAGTTAGTTTATTATATTGAAATGAAACCGGAAATCCAGGATGTTTTACGGATTTTAGTTTCATATTCTCAAATTGGTCGGATTTTAATTCCAGACTTTGTAGGACATCATTTACAACTTTACTTGTTTCTTCATATGATTCTAATTCTGGAAAAACCTCAGTCATTGTTTCAATAATATCTGTTATATTATTTGTTTTACCTAATTGTTCTTGAACGAATAGTTCATAAGAATTCATAATGGAAAAATTAGATATTTTCTTATAAACCAAATCAATAAATAATTTTTTTTTCTCGGATGTATTATCACTTATATTAAAAATATAAGATAAACACGGTTGAATATTTTTCAGTTCAGTATCTATAATTTTATCAGTTAGATTATATGTCAAATTAATAATTTCAATATCATTATTTTCAAACGACTCAAATAAATTTAGTACATAATTTATATTATTTAAGTAATTACATATAATTTGAAGAAGTGGATTAAGATAATCATGTAAAATTTTAGTAAGTTTTTGAATAGATTTTGTTTCTTCTGTTAATAATGAAATAAAAGCATTTCCAAACTGGTCGAACTCTAAAATAATATAATCGATTTGTAAATTTTCAGGTGTATTGATAAAAATAGTAATTTTTTTAGGACCCGTGGTAATGTATTTTAAATTAAGTAATTTTTTGGAATTAATTGCTGGGATTTTAGTACCATCCGCAGTTTTTTTATTTGTATATAGTTTGATAATATTTTCGATTTTATATCCGGGATTATATTTAATGAATGGGTATAAAGGTGATGTGTGTAAAAAGTTGAATATAGTTTCAAGGGGGAATGAAATATTAAATTTCGGTAGTATTTTAAAAAAAAGATATTGTATTCCTTCATTTTGAAGTGTTATTGTTGACTTTGATAAAAGTAGTTGAGTGTTATTATATGTTTTCATAAATGCATCATTTTCAAAATTCGGTTTATTTTTATTTTTTGTCTTATTATCTGATAATGTTATGATATCTTTTTGAAATAAAAAAGGAAAATATGTTTTCGAAATAAAAGTTGATTGTTTTTTATTTGATACAGATGAAAATAAGTCAGTTGCTAAAACACAATAAATAATATTTTTATTTGGTTTAAAGAAATCAATTAAACATTTATTCATTAAAGTATCAACTAAAATATCTTCATTATAATTTTCTACTTGGTATGGATTCGTGCAAAATTTATAGTTATTATGTGATATTGAAATAGGAAATATAAATGTTTGTGGGCGATCAAATCCTAGTTCTAAAATATCAAAAAAGTCGTAAGTTTCTTTATTTTTCAACAGACTATGATCTATATCTGTAAAGTTGATACAAAATGATATAATATCTTGTTTTTTAATATGTGATTCAAAATTTCGTGTTAATTGCTTGAATACATTATATGTACCAAGTGTGATGATTGTGGTAGAATATAAATATATTTCATCAATAGAAGAAATTGAAATATTATGATTTTTTTCTAACGAAATTGCGGTTTTTGTATGAATATCATGAATAGTATCGTCGAGTGCGAATTTATAAGTTAAATTAATATCTGTTTCTTTTTTTCCATTATTATAAACGAGTTTCATATATTATTGATATATATTGATTTTAATTAAATAATAATTTATAATATTTTTAATATTTTATTAAATTATTATTTACACTTTTGAAACTTTCAAATGAACAGTATGAAATACAATAATATATATATATATGTGTGTGTATTACAATGGGTTTTGTCCAAAATTAAAAATGTGGTATTTTGAATCATATTCAGAATTATCTATATCAAAAAAATATTGATAGCTCATATGCGATTTTACCCTAAAAGATTATTTGTTTCATTTATCAAAAAATTCGGAATTTTGTTTAAGATATCAGTCACGAACAGTCACGTTGAGGTGGGGGGGGGGGTCGAGTACGGCGCCGGGCGGGCGCCGCCTCCGCAAAAGACTATGTTCCACGCAGCGTTACACACATGGTGCGCCTTCTCTTCTTTTGATACCCAGCGACACCCATGGCGTGCCTTCTCTTCTTTTGATACCTCGTGACACCCATGGCGTGCCTTCTCTTCTTATGAGACAATTTATTATTAGGAACATTAATTTTTTTTTTTGATTTCATATAATATATGAATAATAATTTATTGTACAAATAGTTGTTTATAGTTATATTAACTAGTTGTAACATTTGAATATATTACAAACTTCTTCTTGTGTTTTGTCTTAAACCAAATAATATTGAACGGATGTTTCTTTATAATCACTATTTTTTTGGTGAGGCATTATATAATATAACTAGATAATTTTTGTAATAGTTAATAAAGTAAAGTAAAGTAAATAAACATATTTTATGGAAATAATAATACATATGAAAACATTTAGTAACAAATTAAATATTCACGAAGATATTAAGACAGCATTTGATTATTTTATCAATACAAATGAAGTACCAAATTTATTATTTCATGGTCCATCAGGAGGTGGAAAACGAATTTTAGTAGATGATTTTATAAATAAGTTATATACTGAGAAAAAAAAGGAATATGTAATGTATATAGAATGTGGACACGGTAAAGGAATAAAGTTTATACGTGAGGAAGTAAATTTTTTTGCTAAAACAAATTGTAGTGAGGTTGATTTTAAAACAATAATATTATTAAATGCGGATAAATTAACGATAGATGCCCAATCAGCATTAAGGAGAAGTATTGAAATGTTTTGTAAAACAACCCGATATATTGTTATTATTCAGAATAAAAATAAGTTAATTAATCCACTTACATCAAGATTTTGTGAAATCTTTGTCCCTTTACCTAAAATAAATAATGAAATAATAAATTTACATAAATACAAACAGAGTAAGTTATTTTGGACACACTCACAAAAAAATAATGCGATTATAAAAAAAAAATTAAATCAACTAAATGAACAAACAGAATTATCTAATGAATTAATATTTGAAATAGTAGATGAATTATATAACAAAGGTGTGTGTGGATTACAATTGATAGATTATTTAGTAAAAACTGATATAGATAGTAAATTTTTATTAGCTGCTAATAAAATGAAAACACAAATAAATAATGAACGAAATTTGATGTTAATTATACTAATGTCTTATTCATTTCGTTCTAAAAGTTCTATTAATAATATATTATCATTATAAATGGACGATTTTAATCTAGGAAGTTTGCATGAGTCTAGAAATGAATGGATTAGTAGATTAATTACTGTTATAACACCATCTGTATTCAAGGGAATAAAAACAATATTTGATGAATCTATAAAAGTATCGTGTGTTGAAAATCAAAAATCTAAATATTTGATGACGTTTCAAAATTTATTAGTTCAAGTACCTAAATGGAATAATGAACTAATTAATAATGAAGTAGACAGAATAACAAATGAATCAAACTGCTCATATATAGAAGATTTAATTACTTGTGTACATATTATTCAGTTAAAAGCATTAACATGTGTCCGGGTTGGTAGTAATGAAAAAAATGTAAATATAAATATTCCTAAATTACATGATTTCATTCATCGGGTGTATATTAATTCTGCTAGATCAGTTTATTCAAATATTTATCTATTTGAACAAGATATACTTCCACTAGAAATTCAAAAAAATTATAATAAGGTTGATATGTTAATAAAAGAAGCAATTATAGAAGCAGTAAGACAATCGATGCCTATTGATGAAATTTTACGATCTTATTTGGAAGATACAATGGATTCAATCCCTGAAAAATCAAAAAGTGTTATGGATTCTCAAACGACAACCGAAAGAGAAACAAAAAAAGAAACCGATAATATGGTTTTACACACAGATAATCAAATAATAAACGAATTACCAACCGAAACATTAAATGCTATTAATATAGAAGCAAATGTAGACGATTTCAATATTAACGTAGAACCAGAGAAATTATCAAGTAACACAGAATTATCACATACACCAGATTTCAATGAAGCGGTCATGAATCAAACACTTGAATTAGAATCAGCTGTTCCAAAATCACTAGAATCACCATCATTATCAATTGAAGAAGTTAATTTAGATTCTACAAATGATGATGACCGTGTTACTTTTGATTTACCAGAAGAAGATAGTACTTTTATAATTAGTGATTTAAAAGAGTCAAATATAGATACGTCAAATATAGATACTCTACTCGGTGTAGAAACATTAGAATAAAATTGATATTAAATATATAAACATATTATTTGATATCTTTGCTAATGAGTAGTATTTTGGTAACTTTACCTTATGTCGTATGTGATATATACACACAACTACCTTCAAATATAACATGGAAGTTATCTACATTACCATGTGGTAAAAAAGAATATGATGTATATGCTTGTGAAGTCGAGTCAAAATTGTATATTAAACCATATAAAAAATATAATCAATATGAATTTGAAACATTATTCATGTTTGAATGCAATTGTGGTAATTATAATGAGAATAAAGTTGTTTTGGTTAAAGATGCTAAACTAAAATAATAGATATTCAACATGACATATTAGTTTCTAAAACAGATACATATAAGTGATAAAAATTGAATATTAAATATAAAATTAAATATAAAATTAAATATCCAGTAAAAATATTATTAACACTTATACATAAGTTATTATAAAATATATAATGGAGTTTTGGCCTTCTCCTACAAAAAATACTAGTATAGAAAATATTCTACTAGAAGTTATATATAATAATATTTATAAAATAATTTATAAAAATAAAATATCTATAAATTATTTACGTAATATCATAGAAATAGAATATAGTAAATTTTATAAAAATTATATAACCCCATCATTAGAGGTGTGGTATAAAAAAGACTCAAAAATATTATTGAATAATGTAATTGATCATATAGTGGAATTTCAAAATAAAAAAAGACGGCTTCGAGGAATAATATGGACAACGGTACTATTGAATAAAATATATTTTGAGTCTTTATGTAAATATTATCATCCCGAAGGTTGTTTTGCGAAAATATTATATAAAAAATATGAATTAAAAAAATGTAGATTAATATGGTAACTAAAACAATAAAATACTAAGTAAATTTTACACCAATGAAACTTTAAAATAGGATAAAATGAGATCATTTTTGAAAAATGGACACTTAATAATATTATATGTTAGCGATTGTCCTATTTTTAAAGTATCAATGATGGTAAAATTTAAAAATGAACATTTTTAAAATCCAGGTTTATCAGTAAAGATTTGAGGAGTTGCTGATGTTGTAGATGAAGGATTTATTATTTTTTTTAAAAAATTTTCGTATAAATGTTCGTAAACAATAAAGTGAACACTAGATGAAATTCCGAATAGTATAAAACTTTCTTTTAAATGTGTCTTTATTTGGTGTTTTTTTTCCTCATCATTTAATTCCGTGTTGGTATAAGTAAAAACAACACTATAAATTAAGAATAATATAGATATAATTAATGCGTTAAGTATATATAAAACAGTCATATAAATAACGTAAATAGTGAATATCTTTAAAAAAAACGCAAAAATTTATATAAAATTTTTTTCAATTATATCGTCAATATTAATATAATTATGTTTCTTAATATTTTTTTTAGAAACAATATATTGCTTAAATATTTCTTTATCTAATTGTGAATGTGGTGTATGATTATGAACTTGTCTTGCTATCATTTTATATAATTTAAAATCAGGATATCTTTCTTCACCGTCACTTTTATAAACAATATTTCGTTGTTTATCATCTTTACACCATTCTAATATTAATTTTTGAATATCATCATTATTATCATCATTAAAGTCATCCGTACTTTCATAAAAATAATCAATAAGAGAACAGCCTAATCTACATAAATCAAAACTATAATTTGGGAGAACTTCTTCTTTATTTGGATTATAAAAAGGTGGAAAATTATATTGAGTAGATGCATCACCATCTTCGGAAAAAGAATTACTACAAAATTGAATATTTTTGTATTTAAATATACTTCGTCCAAAATCTATAATTTTCCAAATTTTGCCAAATGTGGGGATTTTGTAATATAATCCTTTATATTTATAGATAATAAATTGTTTATCTGTATGTGTATACATAATATTACTAGTATGTAAATCATTATGAGTTAATGAAAATAAATCTTGATAAATTATGAGAGTAAATATGACTTGGAGTAATATTGCGCTCCACATATCTATACTAACATCTTCTTGTTTAATGAAGTGTTCTAATGTGTTTACTAATTTTTCCATAATAATAATATTAACTGGATAATCTTTGATATACATGTAAATCTCATCATCTTCATCATCTTCATCATCTTCATCCTCTTCATCATCTTCATCCTCTTCATCATCTTCATCATCATTATCTTCATCATCTTCAGCATCTTCGCCATCTTCGATATTTTTATCATATTCACTATCTTCACCATCTTTATCTTTTGTACAATTACTATTATTAGTTGTGTTAGAAGATTTAGACGAATAAGAATCATCATCATCATCATTGTGTTTATTATCAATTAAATCAAAACATTCATCTGTAATTTTATTCATAATAAATTCATTTATCTCATTATTACAAATATTTTTCTGTTCATCATCAGTATCTTTATACTGTGTATTATCGTGATAATCCGTTTCTATAGTATCAATTGATTCATATTGAATAGATATTTCATCATTTGATTCAATGATTTCTAATGGTTTATTAGATTTTTTAATACCATTATAGTTTGGATAATCATGAATAATTTCATTAAAAGAAGAATCGACTGAAAAAAAAGTTCCAAGATTATTAAAAAAATCTTTTGAATCTATAATTACATCAATTTCATCATATATGTTATACTTAAAATCTTTTTTCAACCCAAGAAAAGATCCATGGCAATTAATACAATTAAGGATATTATATTTATTTAATAAATAACTAGAAAGATGCGTAAATAAAGAGTCTACATATGTCAAGTTATTATAATCATATATATATTTAAAATCTTTAATAGATGATTCAAATGTAGGTAATATAGAATGATTATAAGAAATATCCGGTATTTTGCCCATAGTATATTTTACAGGGTCAAATAAAGGTGCGAACTTGAGAAAAACCTCTTTTGTTATTTGTTTTTCTTCAGAATCAATAAGAATAGATTTTATAGTATTATAAGATTCAACCTTAATAATTTCTTTAATATTATAATTATTAGATAATATAATTTTATTACAATTTGCGTTATTAATAACAAATAGTTGCTCTAAAATAGGCGAATAACATTGAGATTGACTTATATTAAGAGTTTCTAAATTTATACTATTTATATCTTTAATTTTGACATAGTCTATATTAAATTTCATTTGTAATTTAAATCTATAAATAAATATGAGAAATCAAACGTTAATATGTTAGCTAGGTATGTTTAGATAATAATGCGTTATAATAATAAATATCGTATAACATACATTATTAAATGACATTAGAGTTAAAAAAGTTTAATATGAAATCGATTGAATTTAAACCAAACGAGAATAAAGGTCCAGTTGTAGTATTAATAGGTCGTCGTGATACAGGTAAATCATATTTAGTAAAAGATTTATTGTATTATCATCAAGATATTCCAATAGGAACAGTTATTTCAGGAACTGAAGCAGGAAATGGATTTTATTCGGAACATGTCCCAAAATTATTCATTCATGAAGAATATAATACAGCGATTATCGAAAATGTTTTAAAACGACAAAAGTCTGTTTTAAAGCATTTAAAAAAGGAGAAAGAGTCGAATAGAAGTGTTTCAATGGATCCCCGTACATTTTGTATATTAGATGATTGTTTATTCGATGCCACATGGACAAAAGATAAGCTGATGAGGTTACTATTTATGAATGGTCGTCATTGGAAAATAATGCTTGTAATAACTATGCAATATCCGTTGGGTATTCCGCCTAATTTGAGAACAAATATTGATTATGTATTTATACTAAGAGAACCATATATAAATAATCGTAGGCGTATTTGGGAAAATTATGCGGGTATGTTTCCTACATTTGAATCTTTTTGTCAGGTGATGGATCAATGTACAGAGAATTATGAATGTCTTGTTATTGATAATAATGCGAAATCAAATAAATTACAAGACCAAATTTTTTGGTATAAAGCCGATACTCATCCTACTTTTAAATTAGGTTCAAAAGAGTTCTGGGACTATTCTAAAGATTTAGATTCAGATGATGATTTACCATATGATCCGAATGCGTCTAGAAAGAAGAGTATGGGACCACGAATAAATGTCAAGAAAGGGGTTAGAAGATAGATTTACTGTTTTTACAATTTGATTTTTATCTCTTTATCGTCTTTTAGTCTTACATCATCACTATTAAATAATTCTTTTTCAATATCAGAAACTGATACTAAATTGTTATCGGATGCGTTTACATTTACAAGGTCGCCTTTTTCATTAATATTTTGTGATAATTTATTACCATGTTCATAAGCCTTTTGTTTGTTTTCCGCAATAGCTTGTTCTTTCGAGGATTTAATACGCTGTTCGAATTCATTTTTAGCTTTTTCTTCGTTAACTTTCTTTTCATTCATCAGATTATTTAATTCTTCTTCTAAATAATCAACTTTTTTTGTTTTATACGCCTCTGGATGCCAAGGAACCCAATTACCTACAGGCCCAACATAAATATCATGCGATGGATCAATTTCTCTTAGTAATTTACATCTCATTTCTGCCTCAGGTTGCGTTTCATAACATCCACGAATTTTAATACCTCGAACATTAGACTGAAACTTATGTTGTTTATTAAATTCCGCTTCTAATTTTGTTTCATGTTTATCTAGATAATTTTTGAAATCATCGGAACAATTTAATGTTGTTATTTTTTCTTTTTCTGATTCAACAAAAACTTTAAAATCTGATTCTAATGATGTGCTATCTATTTTATACTTATATGAAATAAAAGAAAGAAAAGCATCAAAAACACTTAATGATTTATTCAAATCATAATTATTAAGGAATTTTTCAAACATAAATATGTTTTTTGATTTTATAATTTCTTCCGGAGAAATAAAAGAAATACATGCGAATTGTTGGCTTGGTATCGACGGATCAACAGATAGATGATCAATATATTCACTCATTTAAATTATATATACTTTTGTATTTATATATTTTTATAAATAAATTATCATCTTTTTTATATTATTTATTAATCATTTATTAATCATTTATTAATCATTTATTAATCATTTTTTTTTCTTGAATAAATATATACATAAAAATGATGGGTGTGAATGATAATGTCATGGATTTATTCAGACGTTCTATTAAGTACTTATTCGAAGGTTTAGTTGTCGCCTTCGTAGCAAGCATTATGCCAAAAAAATCACTTTCTTTAGATGAAGTCGCTACTTTAGGTGTAATTGCAGCATTAGTCTTTGCTATTTTAGATACATTTGTTCCTAATATGGCGGTCTCTGCCAGATCAGGTGCAGGCTTCGGTCTAGGTGCTAATTTAGTCGGTTTCCCTGCAATGTAAACAGTTTTAATACCTAAAGTTGGTTAGTTGAAATTAATATAATTATAATAATAAATTTACAGCATAATATGTTGTAAATTTATTATCGGTTTGATATATTATAATATGAATATATTATATATGAAAAATATATGAATATATCAAAGATAAAACCAGATATATGTATGAAATATTATCAATATTTATAGCTAACATAATATTGATAATTAAAATTATATAACTACTTTTTACATAACTAAGTTATTTTATTGTTTGAGTATAAATGCAAGTATTTAGAGAACAACCTCCATTAAATATTTTAATAGATTTATTAAAATTATTAAATCAAAACATACTACAATCAAATCAGGTTATTTTAATAAATTCATGTTCTTATAAAAAAGCATTAGCACACGGTATTTTATTTGAGTTTTTAAATAAACTCAAATGTTATTATTATAATTCAAAAAGATTTTTTGTAACAAGAGAAATTAATTATAAACGATTAATTACAATACTTAGACAATTATCTAATGCTCATGGAATAATATATAATTCAGATATGCAATATCAAAATTCATCTTATGATATATGTTATACTTTTTATTTACCAAATACAGGTTTAGTATTACACCTTTGAACATTTAAAACGCCGACTTGATTAAGTTATTTTTAGGGAAATTATTTGTTTAAATAATTTACCTAAAAAATATCTGGATTAAATCGGCGTTTTAAATGTTCAAAGGTGTAAAAACATGAATAATATCATTAGTAAAAAAGGATAGTTCGATAGCATCTTCATGTAAATTATTAAAGTGAGTCATATACTTACTAATTATTTTTAAAATTTTAAATTTGTCACTATCATTTAATGATGAACATTGATTTTTAATATAGATGGAAAACTCGAATAATATATCAATTACTGAAATCCCAGATTCATTAATATTAAAAATTATATCAATAGCTTCATTTAGTTCATTTGATTTTATTTTCTTTAGAAAAGAATCAAATACCTTGAAATTAATAGCTGTTATCAATTCAAAAATATTATCTTTTGACACAATATTATCAAATATGGCTAACTTTTGTAGTGTGTTAAATAAAATTTTATAAGAGTTATTAGAACTAGATATAATTGTGTCAATGAGTGATTGGTCTTCAAGTTTAATGGTTTCTTGAACTACAATTTTTTCACATTTTTTTTTTAACATATCATCACTAGGACGTTGTAATTCGATATAAATTGTTCGACATTTTAAGCTATTATGTACTTTGAGTGGGTTATTACAAGTTACAATACAAGCAATATTATCACTATATTTAAAAATAAAATTACAAATAACTTGTTGACTGACTTCACTAAATTCATCAATATCATCAATAGCGATTATTTTTTTTTTATTATGTATACTTGATGCGATTTGACAAAAAATTTTTACATTTGTTCGACAGAATTGTATTCCTTGGTCTTTCATATTATTCATAAACAGAATATTAGGATCCGAAAAAATATTGATTTTATTATCATAATAATAGTTTAAATATGATATTATTAAAGATGTTTTACCACTACAACTAGGTCCTGATATAAGAAAACTATTATTAGTTTTTAATAAATCTGTATTATTAATATTAAAATCTTCTATTTTTTTTGGCGAATATTTTTGTAAAAAATTGCAACTCATTACTAATTTATAATAAAAGAAATTTAAGTTAAAAATAGATATAATAAAAAAATAGATATACTAAAATGGAAAATTACTACGAAATACTAAATATTGCTGATACTTCATCACAAGAAGAAATAAAACAAAGATTTCGTGAACTACAGCTCGAAAAACATCCAGATAGAAAAAATAATGATAAAAAACTACAAGAATATCATAAAATATGTGAGGCTTTTAATTTTTTGAGCGATCCTAATAAAAAAGTTCAACTAGACCGTCAGTTACAAACTAAACTTATTTTACATGATGGTAATTTTGATAACATAGATAACACTAACGAAACAGAATTGGATTTTCTAAAAGATAAATTTTTAACAAATTATCTAGGTACAATTATTGATAGAACAAAAACAAATAAAATGAATAATATGAATAATATGAATAAATTAAGTAAAATAAATTTGCCAAATGATATTTTACGAAATGTAGTTAGTAGTAATAATATGAAACAAATATTGGAAACATTAGTTGAAAATACTTTTGAAAATGAGGCTATAAATGAAAACATACAAACGATCAATTATACAAAAGTTATTACTTATACTCAGGCGTATAATGGTTGCGTTATACCAATCGATATTGAACGACAAATAAACACATCGAATAATGTGTTAGTAAAATATGAGCGAGAAACATTCTATTTAACAATTCCTATAGGTACTGATAATAACGAAATATTCACAATAGTAGAAAAAGGTAATATTTCAGGACAAAAAAAAGGTGATGTACAAGTTGTTATAGAGTTAGAAAGAAATAGTGCTTTTAGTCGTGATGGATTAAATCTTATATATTATAAAAATATAACATTGAAAGAAGCTTTATTAGGATTTACTTTTTCATTTGAACATTTAAATGGTCAAACATATAACATCCGAAATTATGGTCAGGTTATACAACCAAATGGAGAAAAAACTATTCCTAATAAAGGATTTAAAAGACCTAATATGGAAGTAAGTGGTGAACTGTGTATAATATTTAATATAATATTACCCGAAAAAATAACGGAAAATATCAAACAATTTGCGAATTTGTTATAAATATATAATGGATTAATAAATTAACGTGCGAATTGTAATCCACAAAGTCCATTTGTAAAATTAATTATATTCCACCTTTCTTCAAACAATATTAAATCATATGTATACTCATAAACAGAATTAGGTGGTTTTTTTATACCAATAATCGCACCACTATCAGGGTCACAACTAATTTCAAATGTTCCAACTTCGTCAAATGGAGGTGTGTGAGTAGTTATTTCTAATTCGACATTTTTATGAGAACTTAGATTCATTGAACCAGAAGGTTGTAAAGTAAAAGGTGATGTGTTTAAACAAAAATTATAATTATATACAAATGGTAGACTTGAAAATGAACCTTGAGACTGTGAAAATACTGAACAAAACTTAAATAATCCTCTATCTAGTACATTTTCACGATATTTTCCGTCAACCGAAATTCCGGCTGTCAATAAAATTTCTTTAATATTTTCATCATTAAAGTTTCCCGTTTGTTTTATAGGTGAATCTATATCATCTATATCCGTTAAAATAGGTGGTTTATTGATATATTTCCAGTTAGTATAATTTGTCCATTCATTATATTTTTTTACATCACTTCTTCTAAGAGCAAACATCCAAGAAGCTACTAATGATGATGAAGCCATATTTAATATCGCTGAACTAGCAATATCGTAAAATATAGTCTGATAGACTTCTTTTATTAAATATTTTTGTGGTTTTTGTGTAAATACATTTCGTTCTTCTTCTGATAAAAAAGCATAGTTAGCAATTAAATGAATATCGCTGTTCCAGTCACTACGAGTATCTGTATAACTATCTTGATCTTTAGGTGGACTTACTAAAAAACGATGAAATTGATGGTATGTTTCATTTTGGTTAGATTGTATGCGGGTGTCAGTGTCATTGTCTACAGGATCACCTGTAATATTTAATATAGTAAATATTTCTTTAACCGGACGAAATTTAATATTGATATTTATTTCACTATATTGTAGAGCAACTAATGGTACAGCCTGTTGACTATTATATGAAAACCATGTAGTTATAGGTATGTATAATGTGCGTCCACGAATAGATGGTTCTCTCGTGTAATCCGGATTATATTTAGTATTAGGATAAAAACCATTATTGTTTATATTAGCTGGATCATATAATTCAGGAATATTACCGGTCATATCATTAAATACTTCACGTTTACTATGCGAATAATCGCGATGAGCTATAAAATTAATATATGTACCTGAATATTTCTGTAAAGTTTGTCCACCACTACTAATTTCGATTTCTTCGATCATTTCAGTACCAATATTTCTAATCCATTGAAATTTATATGGTATAGTCGTATTATATAAAGGACTCCATATATTAGGTAGATTCACTACTAGATATGTGTCCATCAATAAATCACCATGTCTTGGAATTTTAAAAGAAAAATATGATGGGTCATTTATTTTCAATGTTTTTTGTCCAGTAAAATCAATACGAAATTTTTGCATACCAAAATTAGTGTATTTTAAGTATACTGCTTTAAAAAAAGATTTCTTCGGGTTGTTATTTAAAATAACATTTTCTTTTCCAGTACTAACTAAATTCATTAATCCTCCTGGCATTATATTAAAATTTATATATAAGATTAAATATTTTTTTTTAAATATACAAAATATATAATATATAATATGTATCTTAATAATGAATACTATAACATATATAAATTTCAAGTTTCGTCATTAGTTATACTCTCAATATTATCTATAATTTCCAATTATTATTTTTATAAAAATGGCTATAATAATGTTTTATTCTGGAGTTTAATACTTAAAACGGCATTCACAATCGTTTTTCTAAGTTATTATATACAGTATGATGATAAAATAGAAGGTTTTTCATATAATAAGGGAATCCAAACTATTACACCTAATAATAACTTATATGACTCAAAAATTGTAAATATGCATGTAAAAACAGCAGCTGACCCATTGAGTACATATTCTTCTATTTATGGTGAGGTATTATCATTAAATAAACTTGATTTAAATATGAAATCCGGTGTGAGGGGGTTAGTTCTTAATGTAATATATGATTCTATGAACTCACCTGTTGTATGCTCAGGATATTTAAAGGGGAATTCTTTTAAAAAAACATCAAATAGTTTATCTTTTATTGATGTATTAACTCATATTAACTCTACAGCATTCACTGATGGAAAAACTGATCCATTATTTTTGATAATAAAAGTTTTCAATACATCGACAGAAAATAAATTTGGTTCTATAGCGAAAGGGTTAAAAGAGGTATTTGATGAAAAATTAAAGAAAAATGGAGAGTATTTAAAATATAATAAAGATTTCAAATTTAAATACGCATTAAATAAAGTTATACTTTGTGTATCTAATGTTGGTATAAATGAACTAGATAATGAATTAAACGAAATCATGTTTAATGATATAACTGAATTTAATGTAAATTCAGCATTAGGTAATGCGGTGGTATTATCAATGGTATCGCTTTGTTTAATAATACCTAGTGATAATAATCAAACTATAGCGAACTGTTCTATACCAACAGATGAATATTTTGACTATGGAATACAATTTATTGCAATGAAGTATATTAATGTTACAGAATCTAATATGACAGAGGATAGTTGTGTAAATAAATATAATGAAAAGTTTGGTGCTCATGCGTTTATTGAAAAAAAAAATATAAATATTTCTAAAAGAATACAAAACATCTAAATTATTAAACACATAATGGAAATCAAAATATATAATATATATATATCATGCAAAAGTACGAGGAACTAGAATTAAATATATTAAGGCAAGCGGTTGATAAGGTACAAATCGAACAAAAAACTAAGTTGGCTAATTCTATTGAAGTAATAGAAATTATAAAAATTGTTGAAGATTTTATTACTAAAAAAAAATTGATATGCTATGGTGGAACGGCTATAAATAATATATTACCCGATGATGATAAATTTTATGATAAAAATATGGAAGTACCAGATTATGATTTTTTTTCAATAAATGCGTTAGATGATGCTAAAAATTTAGCTGATATATATTATTCTAATGGTTATATTGATGTTGAGGCTAAAGCAGGTGTACATTTTGGTACATATAAGGTATTTGTGAATTTTATACCTGTTGCCGATATCACATCAATATCTAAGGAAATATTCAATAATTTGAAAAAAGACGTTATTTATGTCGATAATATTATGTACGCTCCACCTAATTTTTTACGTATGTCCATGTTTTTAGAGCTTAGTCGTCCACAAGGAGATATTAGCAGGTGGGAAAAAGTTTTAAAACGACTTATTCTTTTGAATAAACATTATCCTATGAAACATCAGTTATGTGATACTATTAGTTTCTCTAGAAACGAAACTAATAAGTTTATTCAACGAAAACGTAGTGTTATTTTTTCTACATTAAAGCATGCTTTTTCTCGTGAGGGTGTTGTATTTTTTGGCGGTTTTGCGTTTAATTTATATTCTCAATACTTACCTAATTATATTAAAAAAAAAAGAAATTCCCCCGATTTTGATGTTCTTTCTACAAATGCTGAAAAGACCGCGAATTATATTATAAGAGAACTTAAAGATGTTAATATTAATAATACTCGTGTAGTATATCATAAAGCAATAGGAGAAATTGTACCAGACCATTATGAAATTGCTATAAAAAATGAAACTTTAGCGTTTATCTATCAAACAACAGCATGCTATAGTTATAACGAATATACTATAAAAAAAGATGGTCTAAAATTACGTATCGCAACTATAGATACTATTTTACATTTTTATTTAGCATTTCTTTTCACAAATCGAAAATATTATGATAAAACTAGATTATTATGTTTGGCACAATTTTTATTTGTATTACAACAAAAAAATAGACTAAAACAAATTGGGTTATTAAAACGTTTTAGTATTGATTGTTATGGTATTAATGAAACTATTGACAGCATTCGACATAAAAAAACACAAAAATATAAAACACTTGACCCAAAAACAAAAGAATATGAAAAATGGTTTTTGAAATATGCACCAAAAACTAGGAAAAAACATTAAGATATATAAAATGAACAATACTCCAAAGCTTGTTGATTATAATTCATTGTCTTATTTAAAACATGAATTGAAAAAATCTAATCATACACAAACATTATTAAACACCTTCATATTAAATACATTTTTATTAATCATATTTGGAATTACTATTGCGATTGTATTATATATTAGATATAGTAAAAAACATCAAACCCCTGAAATTAAACGTAAAAATGATTTACAGATTTTAGAAAAAATAACAACTTTAAAAAGTGGTATCAAACAAGAAGATCCTGAATTAATTACCAATTTACCTAGATTTAGTACAGTTATGTAAAAATGAAATATAGATATTTATTATAGGTTAAAATACTTATGGATATTGACGATAAATTAAATGAGTACTATCGTTTTAAGAAGCGATATATTAAAAATAAAAAAAAATGTATTAATTGTAATCGTGAAGTAGGTACTCAATTTATTACTGAAAATTGGGATAAAAAACGAGTATATAAAATTAAATGTGGTGATAATGATAAACCATGTGACTTAAATAAAGAAATCATTATAATTAAAGATATTGATACAAAAGAAAACTTACATCTATTAAAAAAAACAAAAGATGATTTAGAATTAAAAATATTAAAACAAAAAAATGAGAAATTATTTTTTTTAGATAATGATGTTAAATTTGATGAAAACTTTAAAAAACTTACTAATTTATACGATAAGGTTACAAAAGAATATAGTACTATGTTTGATAAACTAGCATCAAAAACTAATACATATAAATTAGCGGTTATTGAATTGATTGATGTCGTTAATGAAAATAGTGAAATAGAAAATACAACAGAAAGAATAACTCATTTATTAAAAACGGTTAAGCCTATATCTATTAAAATGAAATCATTTCTAGAATTACATCAAATTAATGAATCTGAATATAAATTACATATAAATTATCAATAATATTTTTTGGATAAAATAGGTAATGATTAGATATATTGTTAGTGACAAAATGTTCAGTTTTTGTCACTAACATCTTTTAAATTTTCAAATATGTTATTATATTCTGTTAATATAATATATATATAAAATATATGTTACTGTATAAGCTATTTCGATTTAAATTTTTTATTTTAGGGATGATTGTTGGTATAATACTTTTTTTAATTTACCCACAAAAAAAAGTTGTAACTATTTATCCTAATGATGATAATAAAAATAAAATACAATATAAGGATAACGCTGATAATTGTTATGAATTTAATGTATATGAAGTGGAATGTCCTATGAATCCATCAGAAATAAAGATAATACCGATTCAGTAGAATACGAACTATGCTAAATGCTATACTTCTGTATATACAAATTCCGTTATATTTGATTCATTATATAAAACAGATGTTGATAGAACACCATATTGTTTACGCCTTTTTAATTCTAAATTCGCAAAGAAAGTATAGTCTATATCATTATACCAAATACAATCGACTTGTTCAGGAGTCATATCTTTGATAGATGGTATAAGAATAAGTTTTTTTACTCCAAAACTTACACTATGTTTAGTTTTTTTGGTGTTACATAGATTATTCAAATATTGACTTACTTCTATTTTCATATTTTTATTCATGATAATATTTAAGTCCCAATTTATGTCCAATTTAAAATCCATCAAAGATATAGATATATTTTAATAATCAATTTTTATATTATTATTATTATTATTTCTACAAAATATATATAGCTTTATATAAATGGGAGTAAGTCGAATTTTATATTCGAAAAATAGTCCAATAATGTTATCAATTGTTATTGGTATAGGAATAATTTCATTATTATTTTCATGTTCAGATACGAATTGCGAAGTTGAATACAGAGGTCCGGAAAAAAAAGATCTAAATAAAGTATTTAGAAGTGCTAATACTTGTGTTCGTATTGAACCAAAACAAGCTAAATGTAATAATAATAAAAAAAACGTAATATTTGCGTAATTTAGTATTTTTTTTATTAATAGTAACTTGTAAAATGAACGAAAGTAATATTACTAATATTAGTATGTTACCTAATAAGTATGATGCTCAATCATTTAATACAAATAATCAAACTAACAATACAAATCAAGTATATAATTCAAATATTAAATTAGAAACATCTGAGTTACCTACACAAGATATTCCTATTACAACAACTAAAATAACAGCAGATGAAAATACAAAAGTAAATTTTGTACCTGAAAGCGAAAATGAAACATATTATATTCCACAAACTAATGAAAAAACTGCTAGTAATAAATCTTTATTTAGTATGCTTGATGACTATGAGTTTGATGACTTTAAAATGCCAATCATTGTTTGTTTATTATATGTAGTTTTACAACTTCCTATTACACAAACAATAATAAAACAATTATTTTCATTTAGTTATGATTCTGACAACAAAATTACGTCAATGGGTACATATTTAGTTGGTTGTATATTTGGAGTAGCATATTTTATTATTGATAGACTGATCAATACTTTTTAAATAACTATGGTTAAATTTTTTTAATTTCAATACCACCTTTTTCTAAAAATTCATCAACAATCTGGTCATTATTATAATCATTTATATAATAAATTTTTTTTATTCCACTTGCTAATAGAAGTTTTGTACATATAAGACAAGGATAATGTGTAATATATGCTTCTGAATTATAACAACTTACACCTCTTCTAGCACAGTCAATAATAGTATTTTGTTCAGCATGAATAGTCGCAACTTCATGACCATCTTTTATAATAGATTCATGTGGAAATCCAGGTAAAAATCCATTATATCCTTGTGATATGATTCTATTTTCTTTCACTAAGATACAACCAACACGTAATCGGTTACAACTAGATCGTTTAGCCGCAATTTGACATATTTCTTTAAAATATAACTCCCAAGATAAGCGTGGTTCTGTATCATATTTACTCATTATGTTCTATCTTTTTATTCGTATAATATCTTTAATTTCATTTTTATTTTTATTTCATTTTTATTTCATTTTTATTTCATTTTTATTTCATTTTTATTTCATTTTTATTTCATTTTTATTTCATTTTCTGTATATTTATAACAAGAAATATAACTAAATATGACACGATAGCTAGTAAAATTGTAAATAACCACATTGGTAATATTGTTTTATTAGCATAACCAGCACCAAATTCTCTAAATGTACCTTTGGGTGTAAATATAAATTGAGGTTTTAGTTTAAAAACTATGAAATACATAAATAAAAACAACAATAAACAGTATGCTATTTGATTATTTTCAATAGTTTCATATTTTTTCATATTTATAATACACTATATATATAAAATAATATTATACATGGTACGTTATGTTTTTTTTTTATATTAATATATATTAGATGGCGCCAAATAAAAAATCTATAAAGTTAATAGGTTCTGGTGGGTTTGGATGTGTCTATCAACCCGCAATAAAATGTAAAAATAAAGAAAATACAAAAAAAAACGTTAGTAAATTAATGTTACAAGATGATGCGTTAGATGAATATTATAAAAATGAATTAATTAAAGGAGAACTAAAAAAAATAAAGAAGTATAATCAATATTTTATATTTGTAACTATTTTATGCGATTCTAAAAAATTAGAAGTGATACAAGAAAAAGATGTATTGAGTTGTGGAAAACATGAAGTAGTAACTGAATTTAAAAGAACAAGATTCGATCAACTTGCGGTTTTGAACATACCATATGGTGGATATTCATTAGATAAATATATAATAAATGTTAACAATAATAAAGATACACGAAATATGTTTGTGTATGAGATGACAATATCATTACAAAAATTATGCGAATTTGGTATTAAAGAAATGCATAATAATAATGTATATCATAATGATATAAAAGCTCTTAATATACTATGGAATGACGATAAACTTATGCGTATTATAGACTGGGGGTTAGCAAGAGTAGGACGTCCAAATATGATTATAAATCATTACAAGGGATTTCATTTTAATTATCCATATGAAAGCTTATTATTTAACTTTGAAGATAAATTACCCGAGAAAAAATATAAGCAAATAATTTCTAAGATAGTTAAAGAATATAAAGATATTAAAGTTTTAAGATATAAGGAAGATATTATAACTTTTTTATCATTAAATTCAAAGGCAACAGATACAATTGTTATTAAAAATCTAGAAAAATATCTATTATCAATAGCTAATTTATGTACAGTTGATAAATGTTTTTCAAGAGATTATTTTATCAGTCATTTTTATATAAAACAAGATTATTGGGGTATAGTATTATGTTATGTAGATTTAATCCGGTATGAATATAATTTTTCTGCTAATACCAAAAAAAAAGTTAACAACCTATTAGAATATATCACCACGTCGATAGAGATAAATCCCGATGTATTTATAAATTTATTGTCACAAATAAATGAGAAAAATTGAAAACAAAAACAATCTAAAATATAAGTAATATAATATATTATGTTGAAAGATAAATCAAACATCGTTGGTATTCAATTTAGTATTCTTTCACCTGATGAAATTAGACGTGGTTCAGTTGCTGAAATCGTATCGAGAGATACATATGTTAATAATAAACCTATTATTGGTGGCCTATTTGATCCTCGAATGGGTGTATTAGAACCTGGCTACTTATGCCCAACAGATGGTTTAGATTATATTAATACACCAGGATATTTTGGACATATTGAATTGTCGCGACCAGTTTATTACTTCCAATATTTATCTACTGTTATGAAAGTTATGAAATGTGTATGTTTTAAATGTAGTAAGTTACTCATATCTAAGAATAAATTTTATAAATTATTAGAAAAAGAGACAAATGAATCACGCTGGAATAAAGTATCTTCTCTTTGTAGTAAAGTTAAATATTGTGGTGAACATACAGAAGGTGGCTGTGGATTTAAACAACCACATAAAATTAAAAAAGAAAATGTTGCTTCTATCACCGCTTATTGGGATAAAGATTCTGCTACAGAACTTGATATGGAAGAGACAGAATCAAATGAATCTATTTTGAAGTTATCAGTAGAACAAGTATTGACTATACTCAAAAGAATTAGTGATGATGATATTAAATATATGGGATTTAGCCCAGTATTCTCTCATCCAGCATGGATGATTTGTCAAGTTTTAGCAATTCCCCCTCCTGCCGCAAGACCATCTATTAAACATGACGCACAACAACGTAGTGAAGATGACCTTAGTCATATTATAGTGAATATTATCAAAGCTAACACTACTTTAAAAGCAAAAATCAAAGATAAAGCACCACTTAATATTATTGATGATTGGACAAATATGTTACAATATTTTATTGCTACCTTAGTTGATAATAAAATTCCAGGTGTAGGTCCGGTCGCTCAACGTTCAGGAAGACCGCTAAAAGCAATCAAAGAGAGACTTAGTGGTAAAGGTGGTCGTGTTCGTGGAAATCTAATGGGAAAACGTGTAGATTTTAGTGCGCGTTCCGTAATCACACCCGATCCCAATCTATCTATTAATGAACTAGGAATTCCATTAAAAATTGCTAAAAATATTACTAAACCTATGATAGTTAATAAAATAAATTGGTCTTCATTGATGAAATTAGTTCAAAATGGAGCAAATACTTATCCCGGTGCAAATATTTTACAAAAAAAAAATGGTGATAATATTTCGTTAAAATATGTTGATTTAAAATCTATAAAACTAGAATATGGCGATATTGTTCATCGCCATATGATGGATGGTGATGCGGTTCTATTTAACCGTCAACCTACATTACATCGTATGAGTATGATGTGTCATATTGCGAAAATCCTCATGGTTGGAGATACATTTCGAATGAATGTCGGTGATACAAAACCATATAATGCTGATTTTGATGGTGATGAAATGAATATGCATATGCCCCAAGATATCCTCTCTGAATTAGAGTTGAAGAATATTGCTGCTGTATCAAACCAGATTATTAGTCCGGCACAAAATAATCCTATTATTGGTATTTTCCAAGATTCTCTTCTTGGTTGTTATAGATTTACAAAAGAAAATGTTAAACTTTCAAAACAACGTAGTATGAATCTACTAGCATATTTACCATCATTGAATATTTCACAACTTCAAGAACAATTAAAAACTAAAGATAATGTTTTAAATGGACAAGATGTGTTATCCCATATTTTAAATAATGTTTCTCTTCAATATAAAACCACACAATTCAAGCCTTCTGAAGATTACGCAACATCAAATAATGTGCTAGAAATTCATAATGGCGAATTTCATCGCGGATTTCTAGATAAAAAAATTCTGGGTTCTACTACAACCGGTATTATTCATAGAATTTGTAATGATGTGGGAAATATTCCTGCGGCAAATTTTATTGATAATATACAAAATATTGTAACGGAATATATGAAAACATCCGGTTATAGTGTTGGTATGAGCGATTTAATATCTAATAAAGAAACCACCCAAAAAATTAATGACCTACTTGATAATTATAAAAATGATGTAAATACGTTGATTGACCAAACACATTTAAATCTGTTCAAAAATTTGACTGGAAGAAGCAATAGAGAAGAATTCGAAAATCAAGTAAATACTATTTTGAATTCGGCTGGTTCAGAAGCAGGTAAAATTGGAAGACACAGTCTTTCAACACAAAACCGCTTTGTCATTATGGTGAATGCTGGCTCAAAAGGCTCTGATTTAAATATTTCACAAATGATTTCTTGTTTAGGACAAGTTAGTGTCGATGGTAAGAGAATTCCATATGGTTATGACAATCGGACATTACCACATTTTACTAAATTCGATGATTCTCCTGCCGCACGTGGATTTGTTGAAAATAGTTTTATTAAAGGTCTTTCACCACAAGAATTATTCTTTCACGCAATGGGTGGTAGAACTGGCTTAATTGATACTGCTGTAAAAACCTCTCAAACTGGATATATTCAAAGACGACTTGTAAAAGGTATGGAAGATTTGAAAATTGGATACGATAATACAGTAAGAAATAATAGACACAAAATTGTACAATTTACATATGGGGATGATGGATTTGATACTACTCGTATAGAAAATCAAAAATTACCTCTTTTAGCTATGGATTTGAAAAGTATATATAACTATTTCTCGTTTAAATTAGACGAAGATACTAAACTAGTATTTACTACTACTAAAATAAGTGAAATGCAGTCTAAAAAACATCAAACTCTCTATAAAACATGGTATAAAGATATGGTTAATATGATGATTCAACAACAACATGATATTATAAAACATGTTTTCAATTTCAATGACGCTGATAAAGTACATTGCCCCATTTCATTTGTTCATATTATTGATTCTGTAAAACATCAGTTTCGTCAAGAAAATACACTTGTAGATATTACTTTTATGGAAGCTACTATAAAAATTAATAAAGTATATGACGTGGTTTTGAATGGCTTCGAATATAATAAACCTAATAGTTTGTTTAAGACATTATATTACTACTATTTGAATCCAAAGTATCTCTTATTTGTCAAGAGATTTAATAATTATAGTTTAACTATTCTACTCGAAAAAATTGTATATTATTATAAAAAAGCTCTTGTGCCACCTGGTGAAATGGTTGGTATTCTTGCCGCACAATCTATTGGTGAACCAACTACACAAATGACACTTAATACATTCCATTTAGCTGGTGTTGCTAGTAAATCTAATGTTACACGAGGTGTTCCGCGTGTCGAAGAAATTCTATCTTTATCTGATAATCCAAAAAATCCATCGATGACTATTGCATTGAATTGTGAAGATGCTAAGAGTCGTGAAAAAGCAAATGTTATTCTCAATATGATTGAAGAAACCACACTTAAAACTATTGTTCAAAATCTACAAATTTGCTTTGAACCAAATAAGTATCATGCTAAAAAAGAAGATATTAAAGTTGTCACCCACTTTATTGAATTTGAAAATATGTTGAGTGAATTTAATGAAGAAGATTATACCGATACTCAACCAGATAAATGTAAATGGATTATACGCCTAAAATTAGATAAATATATTCTTATTGAGAAAAATATTACATTAGATGATATTGATTTCTGTTTGAAATCTATTTATGGTGATGATATCTCCACTATTTATAGTGATTATAATGCTAATGACCTTATTTTTAGAATTAAAATCAAAAAAATAAAACAAGCTAAACAAGCAGTAAAAAGTTTAGATCAGTCAGATGAAATTTGTTATGTTAAAAATTTCGCAAATAATATGCTAAATAATATCTCTTTACGTGGTATTAAGGGCATTTCTAAAACATTATTACGTAAAGAACCATCAGCATTGAAATATATTGATGGAAAATATCAAAATCAATCTCTTTGGGTTTTAGATACTGTTGGAACAAATTTACTCAATGTATTAGCTTTAGATTATATTGATTTCAAAAATACATATACTAATAGTATCACTGAAATGTATCGAACTCTTGGAATTGAGGCAGCTAGACAATCTATTTATAATGAATTTCTAGAAATTACTGAAAAGGATGGTACGTATATTAATGCTCATCATCTAGGTCTTCTCGCTGATAGAATGACTTATTCCTATAAAATGATTTCTATTTTTAGACATGGTATTAATAATGATGATATTGGTCCTATTGCAAAAGCATCATTTGAAGAAACACCTGAAATGTTCATTAAAGCAGCAAAACATGCGGAACTTGATGATATGATGGGAATATCTTCTAATGTTATGTGTGGACAACTCGGTAATTATGGTACTAATTGTTTCCAAGTTATTGTAGATCACACAAAATATATTAGTGATACAAAACCTATTATGGATTCTAAATTAGAGTTAGATGATTTGTTACACCAAATTAATCAACAACCCGATGAATATTGCTCCACTTCTAATATAACAATTAATCAACAAATCAACAATATTCCACAAGAAAATATCGATAAATCAATGATTGATAGTGATTATAATATTGATTTCTAAGCTTTAAAACACTATTATTTCTAATCTAAAAACACTATTATTTTATTTTTTGTTTTTTATTTGTATACTTAAAATTATTTTACACATAATTTTAAGTCATAATTTATATTTAAATCGAAAAAGGTGTCACCACATCCATCTTTAATATGGCTTAATAATACTTAATAATAAATATGTAAAGAAACAGTTTGCCGCGGAAGTTTTTGGGAACAAGTAAAAAATTTACAAAAAACGTAAAACACACAAAAAACATTTTACCTATTAAAGAGATAAAACAATTGAAAAAATACTTTGTAAGTTTATATGATATATTTTATAATGAACCAAGTGATACACATGTAATAATAATAAAGTCAAAATTAATAAGATTTTAACAACAGATAGTGTTCTATAGGAGTTTAAGTACGATGATAATATAATATATTATTATAGTATATTATATTCTTGAATAATCTCTATTTCTTCATTATCTGCTTTTTTTCGTGTGACCAAATTTTCAAATTTATTTTGCCAATCATTCTTATCATTAAATACATCTTCTTGTTTTAACCTAATGATATTAATCTCTTCATTCGTCGCTAGTTTTTCTTTGATATAATCACGTATTTGATTATGTAAAGGAGAAGCCCAATTAGAAACTTGTTGATAATGCTGTGCCCCATCAATTTCAACAATAATTTTCAAGTCATTTTCAAATTCAATATAAAAATCGTATTCATAAAATGTCCCATGTGTTTTTTTTAAGTTTGCCCACGCAGGTTTAAACTTGTGTATGAATTTAATATAACACAACACATATTTGCTGTTAGTTAAATAGTTATTGAATTTCTTTTCTGTTTTTAATACACAGGTTGGACACCATCGACCTCCAACTATATGACCAAGGGTACTATTAAAATCATTACTACAATCATCGCATGTAAACCAACATTTTTTGTCTGAACTTTTAAATACATATCTCGGTATTAATGTCCCGTTTTTTGTGGCATGCCAA